CTCGAAGGAGCCGCCCCAGACACCAAGCGAAGCCGCTTGGTATGCCACTAACGTCACCTTCCGCGGCGGCAACGGACCGAAGACCCGCCCTGGGTTTCGTGAAATACCGTTGAAGTATTGGCGCAACCCGCAGCCCGTTCGCACAATAACAATCAGCATCACTAACGGAATTGCCACTGCGACAGCTTCCGGAGGCCACGGCTACGACGATAAAGACAAAGTGACTATTGCGGGGGCCTCTCCCGCTGGTGTCAATGGAACTCACACGATCACGCTAGTGAGCAGCAGCGTGTTCACGTTTCCGACATCGGCGAGCGGAACCGTGACGGGAACAATCACCGCAAAACGTGATATCGATGATGCGTATGCGTCCGATAGCCTTGATGGCAATACAAGCCGTGGGCGATTCTTTGACCTAGTGGGGGCTACCTATGTGCAAGGGGCGATCGTCTATCAGGATCCCCGCGAGGGGAATCCTTCACAGATGGTGGTCGTGGCAGACGGCAAGGTTTACGCACTGAATTTTGAAAACGCATCTTGTTTCATCCTCAACCCCATCGATCTTCTTTCCAATGATGTGCCGGTTTATCTCGCGCAAGCCGAGAAATATCTCATCATCCAAACAGGAAAAGACGAGCCGAGAGTATACGATGGATACATTCTGCGACGGGCCAGATATTACGGAAACTTGACGGTCCCGATCGGCAAGCACATGGCTTATGGACAGGGGAGGTTGTTTGTTTCCGTCAATGAGGGATCTGAAATTGTTGCGGGAGATTTGGTATTTGGCGGATCTTTGAACGAATCGAAGATTGTCAGTTCTTCCGCTGCCAACCCGACAGTAATCACGACGGCATCGCCGCACGGGCTTGTCTCCGGAAACCTGATTTCAATTTCCGGCAATTCCTCGCTTATAGATTCCACCTACGTAGTTACGGTTCTCACCGCGACAACCTTCACGGTTCCGGTCAACGTCAGCACCGCTGGGACAGGCGGAGTGGCGACAAAGTTTAACGCGGGAGAAGATACCGATTTGCTCAAATTCACTGAGAATACTTTTCTCAACGAAGGTGGGAGTTTTGCTCCGACCGGAAAAGTCGGTCGGATAACGGCGCTATCTTTTTTGCCGGTGCAAGACACTGCTACGGGGCAGGGCGATTTGATCGCTTTTTGCGAGCGCGGTGCGGTGACCTTCCAAGTCTCGGCCCCACGCGACCAATGGAAAAGCATACCGGGATTCCAGCGCGTGCTTTTCGACAACATAGGTGCAACCAGTGACAGTATCTTTCCGGTCAACGGTGATTTGTTTTTCCGTTCGAGAGAGGGCAACGGAATCCGCACTTACCGCAATGCCAGAGCCGAGGCGGGCAACTACGGACTAACGCCAGTCAGCGCGGAGATAGATCCGATCCTCATGCAGGATACGCAATGGATGCTGGATAAGGTATCGTTCGCTACTTTTGACAACCGTCTTTTGATGACATGCCTCCCCAGGCAATATCCGCGCAGGGCGTCTAGCCAGACGCAGGCCGATTTGTATGCCTCCCAGCCCATACCGACACTCTATGATGGTATTGCGGTCTTGGATTTTCAGTCTGTTTCCGCAGGGCGTGGTAAATCCGCTGCCGTGTTCGACGGAGTTTGGACGGGACTAAGGATTCATAAACTCATCCAAGGGATTTTTGACGGCGAGCCGAGATGCTTTGCCCTATGTCTTCACGACGACATTACAGGACGGCGCAACGAGATCTGGGAGATCACCCGCAACGACGAATACGATACTCCCGTCGAAGGCTCGCGAATCATCAATTCAAGTATTGTCACCAAGGCATTCAACTTCGACGACAATGCCAGCCTGAAAAAACTTCTGCGGTGCGATCTGTGGTTCGACGACATTGGCGGCGGGCCGGACAATGTCTTTACATGCTCTTTGGCCTATCGCCCGGACGATTATCCGAATTTCACGACTTGGCAGACATTTCAGCGCAACTTTGTCACCGAGTTCCTGCTTCAAGATAAGAATCTTTTGGCGTGGACAGAAAAATTTGAAAATGCGGCATGGTTTACATCCGATGCCAGTATCGTCGCTGACCAGGCTATCAGTCCTCTCGGTGATATGACTGCCGATCTTCTTGTTTCGACACTAACCGGAGGTGCAAATACTTGTTTCGTCAATCGGACTATCTCAGTTGTTTCTTCAGCCGACTATACATTTTCTGTCTACCTCAAAGCCGAAACGTCCCCGACGACGACAATAAATATCTACAGAAATTCTCCATTTGCACAGGCGATCGGAACAATTACTTGGGGTGCTGTGCCGACTATGGTCGTGGGCGGCACGATCGCAGTTGGCTCAAATCTGGAAATTCTAGAAGATGGATGGGTTCGTGCGAGCCTTACGATCAACACAGGGGCGTCAACTGGGGTGACCACACGGGTCTATGTTCGGGATCAAGGTTCGGCAAATGTCTTAGGGCACGGTGTTTACCTTTGGGGAGCCCAGTTGGAACAGGCCAGCGCCGCTTCGGCCTACGATCCCGACCCCCCGCAGCTTCTCAACTATTCCCGTGGATACGCTCCCCAAGTCCGGTTTCCGACACCGCCCAGAACGGCCAATTTGGCAACCGACACACCGGCCTATCTAGGCCAAGACTTTACGCTGCGGGTTGAGTGGGCCGGACGCGCCAGGCTTGGCCGGCTCATGCTGCATGGTCAACGGGTGGTGGAAGCCGTCAACGGAGGAACGCTATGAGTGACCAGCCGAAAATACTTCCAAAGTTGGATACCGATGTGGAGGTCGACCATAACTCTTGGTCTAGCCTGCCAGATGGCTACGTTTTACAGATTCAAACCTCTCCAAACCATGAACTCATATTGGACGACGATGGCAATCGATTGCTCATCCAGTAATAACACCGTATTTTAAGAACAATGGCTACTTCCTACACATCGGACAAAAAGATAGGCTCCTTGGACGTAATTACCGGGTCCTTGGCAGCGGGCGACAAATTTATCGTCGAGAAAAACGGTGACGCGCTTCAGACGACAGTCGCCCAAGTCGAGGAAGCCATGTTCAACCAGAAGACTTCGGGAGACTCACCGCGGCTAAACGACATTGTCGTCATCCGAAGGGGGTCGTTGATACGGCAACTGGAGACGCAGAACCTTATTCCTGACGGAACAGTCACGACGGTCAAGATTGCGGACTCCAATGTGACGACTCTCAAGATTGCGGACTCTAACGTGACAACGGCCAAGATTGCGGACTCTAACGTGACAACGGCCAAGATCGCGGACTCAAACGTCACCACGACAAAGATCGCGGACTCTAACGTGACCACGGCAAAAATTGCCGATAGTGGAGTAACTACGGCCAAGATTGCCGACTCCAACGTGACGACAGCCAAGATCGCGGACTCTAACGTGACCACGGCGAAAATTGCCAATTTGAATGTTACTGTCGGGAAATTGGAGAACTCTTTAGATCTTAGCTCAAAAACGGTTACTCTGCCCGCAGCCCAGCCACTCAGTCGTCCTGTTTTGACCGGGGTTCGTGAGGCTATTGTGAACGTGGGAACGGTAAATGGAAGCCAGACGCTCAACCTCAACAATGGAAACATATTTCAGGTCAAACCTAACGGAGCGATCACGGTTGCGTTCAGCAATGTTCCGGCGTCTGGAACCTTTGTCGGAGTGTTAATTCGCCACGAGGGCGATGGAACGGCAAGGACTTATACGTGGCCGGTGACGACCAAATGGGCTTTCGGAGAAGTTCCGACGATGACAAGCACAATCGGAAAATTCGACATAGTATCGCTTTTCACTTACGACGGCGGGACAACTTGGTTTGGTCAGATCCTCGGGCAAAACTACTAATGGTCTACACAAAGACAGGGGCCGGAGCGGGACCGACTGTGGGTTATATTGCTGTCGGACGGACTGGTAGCGTTTCAGCAAGCGGTCTCTCACTCTTGACATACAGGAAAAATGCTCTCGTTCCTCGTGAGATTTCTTCGCCATTTATTTCCTCCGACGTAGAATTCTGCTCATGGGGAACAAGTAGCTATCTGTTTGTAGCTTTTTCGCTATATACCAGAACTGGTAATACATTTACCAATACATCGAATATCTCTCTCTCTGGAAGCCAGCCAAATAACAATATCTCTTCTGATGGAAATTATGCCGCTGCCTGCACAGGAACTTTAGGAAGAAGCGCCATCTACTTCAATAATGCAGGGACACTGACTAATGTGTCACTCGTTAGCGAGTCATCCAGTGCTTGTGCTGTTTCGTCTGATGGAACCTATGTTGCTTTTCTAAGAACCGGAGGAAGCTCTCCGTATTTGACAATAAGACAACGTAGCGGAAGTGGGGCGTCCGCCACTTATTCAACGATGACACTGGCGAGCCAGCCTAATAGTGGAGGCGGGAATATCCCAGGAGGACTTTCTTTCAGTGCTGATAATGTGTATCTTGCCGTTTCTCCGACCAATCAGGCGCACCAGACTGTATATAAATTCAACTCGGGGAATGGGAC